TCTGCACCGCGGAGGTTTGCACCGCTGAGGTATGCATCGCGGAGGTTTGCACCGCGGAGGTTTGCACCGCGGAGGTCTGCACCGCGGAGGTTTGCACCGCTGAGGTATGCATCGCGGAGGTTTGCACGTTCCCCTCCTTCTTCGTTTCGCAACCATCTACCGTGACTTTTTATAATCTCCTGTAATTTTTCTGCACTTATTTTCATAGTTACCGCTCCTTTAAACTTTAGCTAATTCACCTTGACGACGGGTTGACCGTTTTGGTACTACATCAGGCACTAACGGATGATATTTATAACACCGTTCACGATCAGCTACCACATAAGTAAATCCGCTTTCTTTGTCTCCTCTCAAAAACGGTTGATGTCCGCTGTATGGGCAATCAACAGTGTTAATACATTCAGCGCATTTTCGTTCGACGTCTGCGATAAAGCTGATATCGCTGCAATTACGCTTTATAAAGCTATCGTCGGCATCAGGAAAAATCCTCTTTGCTGCAGCTCTAACTTTCTCGCTTATTGGCTGCCGTAGTTCGCCAAATGTTTTACCGGCAGCAAGATCAGCAAACAACTTTTTAACAAACTCATTTGCCGCTTTAGAATTACGCTCAATAGCTTTCTTCTCTGCGCCGATTTTATTTTGTCGGACTATAGACAGCGCTGTATTGATGTCGAACCACGTTGCCCAGCGCGTATTGTTATTAGCTACCCACTCAACAGCTTCCGCCCAATCATTGACCTGTGTATACTTGTATTGTTCCAACGTTTTAGCCATAAAGTTTTCCCGCTGCACATCATTCATCGGTGGTGGAGTTAAGCCAGCTGCTCGCCATACCACAAACGCAGCCTCTATATCGCCTATATCAAGCATTCAAATCACCTCACCATGCCCATTCTTTTTTCTGCTCTGTAACACGTATCTCATCTTCCCAACGCCTGTCCTGCAAGAATGTTTCAGGGTATGGAATATAAGCCCCGTTGTTCTCTTTCCAACGGCTTGTCTGTTTATACCGCTCAACAGCAGCTATGATTTTTTCATACAGCTCCACACAAGGATCAACAAGCTTGTTCCACTCGATTTTAGCTACAGGCTTTTTCACCTTCACCGGGTATGCTTCCCAAAATCGGGCAAAATATTCTTCCCGCTCACAATCAGGCGCTTCTTGTTTCTTTTCGTTTTGTTTATTATTAATAATATTATTTATATATACTTTCTTATCCGCGCGAGATTGTGTTACAGGTTGTGTATCAGTTTGTGTATCAGTTTGTGTTACAGGTTGTGTTCGGTATACGATACACAAATCGAATATCTGATAAAAACCTGATCGACTACCTTTGCCGCCCTGGTATGAAATCAGCCCCATCTGAATTAGAGTATTCCTATGCCTACTTAATTCAGTCCGAGAAATTCCACACACCGATTGCAGCATCGTGCTGGACACGGTAAACTCTTTTTGCCAGCCGCCTAAATTGTTAAAGTGCAATAATGCCATATACAAATCAGCAGCTCGGCTATTAAGTTGGTTGAGTAACCGCCAGCTCCAAAACGCATTCATCTGTGCAACGTAGTTCATAATAATCCTTTCAGTCGTCTAAATAATTTCTTCCGATAATCTTCATAAATTCTTCTCTGCTGTGAGTTTTTTCAAACTTACGTTGGCATAGCCTCTTCAGCAGTAAATCAATAACTCTGCGCTGATGCGGACCATTATTGCCCCTGTGATGTTCAGCACAGAGCCAAACTTTAAAACCATGCTTCTCACTTATCCTTCGCAGTGAACCGAAGTATATATGGTGTTCCTCAATTCCAGTTGTCCTGCTGCATAGATAACAATATTTTCCTGTCTGCATGATACTCTTAGACATCTTTAACGCCCCACTCCTTGATCAGCTCATCTAATTCTTCCTGCGGCCTAGTTTCTACGCCAATATCTTTTGCCATAGATACCAAACAATCTATAAAACGGCTCATCTCTTTCGTGTCATAAGCACTGCTACCGTAATATACCCTTACATTGCTATAGCCTTTAATGTTCTGACATTCACTAACCAATTCAGCTATCCAGCCAACACCATTGCTTTGCCAAATTTCAATAGTTCTGTTTACAGCGTCAGTTGGCACTGGCCATATTCTGCCGTAACCACATTCCCTGATCGCTTTCCTGTAAACATCTTCCTTGCTGTGAAAGCTCTCTTCTGACAGCTTTTCTGCTATCTTTTGGCATAATACCCAAGCGTATTTATTAGCGTCGTTAGAACGCCCTTTGCGCCATTGCTTGACCTCTACAACATACTGCTTTTCAGGATCGATTTTATTGATTTCTTCTTCCTCTGATAAAGGGACAGGTACTACTAAATTTATGTATCCCATCCCTTTTAATGTCTGTAACCCTTTAACCGTGAACTTCATTTCATCCCAGCTGCCTTAGCATTGATCATTGATCTAATAGCATCATAAGCATCAGAATATTTTTCATCTTCAAGAATTTCTTCTAAATTTTTCAGAGTTAAATATTCTACGTCATACCATTCGTTATTTCGAGTACTTTTAACTTGACACTGAATACCATTTATAAATCTTACATAACCAGATGCACTGGTAGACGTAATTTGAATTGGGCTTTCTTCTTGACGTTTCTTTTCTTCACGTTTATCAGCTTGCCGTTTTTCATGTTTTGTTTCATAAAAACCGCGATATACAGAAGCCGCAACACCAACGTACTTCAAAGCATTCCCGAGTGCATCTGTTAAACACATCTTATAAGCTTCATCATTAGGTTCAATCCCATTCTTATTTTTCTTTACAATCATATCGCCACCATAACCAGGGATAGGAGCACTCCAATTTTCACCGTCTTTTATGAACAAATTCACCTGCATAAAAAGCAATATTCTTCCGTCATCCTGCATACAAGTAGTACGTATATCAACAATTTCAAATTTCCAACCAATTCCACACATCCCATATTTTTCCGTCATTGCTTCTATTTTCCATTGCGGATTAATATCACTTTTACCACGCAATGCACCAAATTCTATTTCTTTTAAAGCATCTTTTGGCGGATTAGATACAGCTGTATATCTATCGTCCATCATAATGCCCTCCCCGGATAGCTTAGTATCATCTTGTTACGCAATTCAGCTGTTGTTATTCCCTGGTTAGGTTGATAATCTTCAATTTTATTTTCAATACTATTTGCACTACTTTTGATCCATTTCAGCAATATACTGACTTGAGCTTCATCACCGTCCAGATCATCCATTTCCTTCAAATTATCTAAAATAGCCTCTGCTTCATATCTAATCGAATATACTAAATCATCAAAATTATCCATGCTTGCAATCCTCCAATTCTTTTGCTAAAATGAAGGTGGACGCTAAACCTAGTAAAATTTACATGTCCACCTGAGCTATCGAAGCTGCTACTTCGGTAGCTCTTTTTCTTTTGCTTTGTCATAATCACTCCTCCTAAACTAAATCAGCTACTTCACAGTTCATTGCTGCTGCAATTTTCCTGAGTGTGGATAATTTAACATCCGTCTTGTTATCTTCAATTTCACACAAAGACTTGTACCATATACCACTATCTTTAGAGACCTTATACCTGGACAATCCTTTCGATATTCTTACTTTTTTCACATTGTTCACACTATCACCCCAATTAAAATTTGCTAATAAAAGTTAATTTTGATACACTATATATGTGCTATAGAACATATATTTATACTATATATAGTTCTTTATTCACCTTGAGAATATTGGACAGAATGGAGGTGATATTATGGCTAAAATTATTACTTACGACTTACGTAAACCTGGCACAAATTACGATGGTCTTATTGCTCGTATCAAACAATATACCCATTGTAAATTGACAGAATCTTGCTGGTTAGTTTCTACAACTTGGACTACAGCACAAATTCGCGATGACTTAAAAAGATTTCTTGATGTAAACGACAGACTATTTGTTGCCGAACTTTCTGGAAACGCAGCGTGGACTGGTCCGATGCTCAGCACAACAGAATCCATCAAAAAAATATTGAAATCATAATGGTTGTAAACCACTTACCGGTTTGCCAAATTGGCAGGCCGGTTTTTTATTGTCAGTCTCTCCGCAGCACCCTTCTGACAAACCATATTTCCCGCTACAAACCTGATTTTGTAAATCCTCTGCCAGTCTTTCTAAAACATCACCAGCTTCATTTATCGTTAATTCATTCGCAGAAGCAAAGTAAAAAAAACATTCTCTCAAGCTTTGATAATCATCCGGTGCTACTTTGTTATTAAACATAAACTATTCCTCCTTCGCTCATCTCAACACCCCTACAGTCACTACAGCAGCCATAATAGCAATGTATGTTCCGACAAATATTGCAGTAGTTGCTACGGTAAAATCTCTAATCATAAGCCTGCCACCTGCCCCATAGCGTAGCCTATGTCATATATCAGCTTAACTACTGTTGCTATAGATAAAGCGGTTAAAGCCCATACACAAGGCTGCTCCTTAATACTCTCTTTCATCACTACTGCTGTTCCTGCTACTTTGATTAGTGCTTTCATCTGCTCTGCCTCATTTCTACTATTTCAGTTTCTTTTTTCATCTGCCTAACTATCTTTTGAACAGCGTCAGCTGTTACTCCTGACACTTTCAACAGACATTCTTGCAGTTCTGCTATTTCAGCGTTAGCGTTATCTAAGGCTTTTTGTAGCTGCATTACCTCTAATCGCTCTCGATTAGAAAGTTTCGGCTTACCGTACTGATCGGCATATCTCGTAACATCTGATACACGATACCGACCACGTACTACTGTTTTAATACCTGCACTAGCAAGCCATTCTTTTACTGTCCTTGCACTAACGCCCCACGCTTCAGACAGCTCTCTTATTCCAACGTGTGGACATTCTACAATCATTGTTCTTCACTCCTATCTTGGTTTGTAAGTGAAAGTGTAACTAGCATCACAGTGACTCTTTACTTCCCATAAAATCATCTCAATCTCTTTCATGTTTTTGCCGTTAAGAAGTTTCAGAATATCGCCTGCTACCGCCTTAATTTCTTTTTGTTCTTTAGTTATGTCACAGCTTTTCATATCTTCCATTGTTACGTCATCCTCCTTAATAATCTTTGTGCTATAATTTAATTGAGCCCCAGAAAGAGAGGTCACATGCTTATCTCATTGTTTGGTAGAATTGGCTATTCAGAGCAAGAAATAATTAATCGAATATCTGAATTAGGAGAAATAACTCCCGAGAATATTGCAAAAATTATCGTTGAAAATAATGCTAAAATAGCAGTTGAGCTCAATTCAAAAATAGAAGCTAATATGAAAGAGTTACAGTCTTTGCTCAAATTATCCTAATAAAGAATTATTGGGGCTCAATCTCTATATCAATACCAAAATCATCAGTCTTTACTTTATCCATATGAAAATGTATTTTCTTGGTTCCATCAATTGCTGAATGTATCGCTATATTGCAGTCTCCGTCATGGTATTGAGATATCTCATTATTATCATTTATAACCTTTAGATTCCCTTTCCAAACTCCTTTTGTCCGAATTAGTAATTTACTCACCGGTATATCCTCCTTAACATACTTTTCTTCAAACTCTTTAGAACTTAAATTCTTTACCACTTCGACAAACTTTGCCAAAGCTTCATCTTTCTTGTTCATGGTATATCCCTCTTTCAAAGTTGATATACCAGTCGAAGCGTGTTATAATGTTCTCGTCAGCTTCGGCTGGTGCAAGAAACACTCGCTATACTTTCCACGGTGCGGCGGGTGTTTCTTTTTTATTAGGACTATTTAAATAACCCCAGTATTTGCATCAAAATTAAAACAATATTAACGCCTGTCAAAATTTTAGCCAGTTGGATATATCTACTGGCTTTTTTTAATCTATCCGAATAACGTTCTTCTAACATTAATCTGCCTCCATGTCTTAACAATTCCTAACATTGTTACGCCCCTTTTTCACCGCTTAAAGCGATGTTTTGTTTCAAAAAAATAAAATCACTCAGTTCACAATTATAAATTTTGCTCATTTTTATGGCTAAATCAACTCTTGGTGACATTTCATACGATTCATATTTCTGCAAGCTGCGTCGCGATATCCCAAGCAACGATGCGGCTTTTTCCTGTGTCATTCCAGAGTTAACTCGTGCTGCCTCTAAAGTAACTTTCATTATTATTCTCCTTTCGTTTTTTCTTATTATACCACCGCTTAAAGCGTTCGTCAACGCTTTAAGCGTTTTTTTTTACACTTTTCGCTTGCTTAAGTTAAGGCTTATCGCTATAATGAAACTGAGGTGATTGTATGGTCAGCGATGAAATGCGCAAAAAATTTAAAACTAATCTCAAAAAAATTATGGCTCTAAAAGGCAAAAATCAAAGCGATATAGTAAAAGCATTAAACTTTAAACAATCTACAGTATCTGACTGGTTAAATGGGAAGAAATATCCCCGTATGGATAAAGTACAAATGCTAGCCAATTACTTAAACGTGGATATAATAGAATTAGTTGACAATCAATCAAATGATTCTATTACTTTTACCAATACAGAAAAAGCACTTATAAAAAACTACCGCCAATTAAACGAACAAAACCAGCAAGCAGTAACAACTATGATTAATTCTCTTTTGGCTGTAGAAAATTCTACCTTTGAAAAAGACGCAGTAAGTTGAGGATATTAAAATGATATTTTTTATAAGCGGTTTTAGAAAGAAGGTATTTCTAATGTCGAAACTTATTCTTTTAATTTTCATTTTATTGTTATCAATAAATTCTGCTACATTAGCTTTTCCAAATGAGCCAACATCATTTCGAGGCTTAAGTTGGGGTGCATCTATAGAAGAATTAAAGGAAAAATATCCTAACAAATATACAATAGGAGAAACAGAAGATGATATATCTAATGTATATATTTGGGAAGCAAACGACTCCATAAGTAATGTACCTATATGTCCCCCGGTAAGATATACCTTTTTAAATAATCAATTATTCGAGGTATCGATTGCTCTCAGTAAAGATAATGCATATAAGTTACTTAGTTCTTTGAATACTTTATACGGCACATCGGAAAGAAAATCTCTTTCTAATGGTTTTATGTGGAGAGGCAATACTTCTATTATCTTCTTCGATGATTGTAAATATCGTCTTTATATAGCTTCACCAAACTATATACTTCAATTGATGAAAAAAAATAATGAAAAAAAGACAACCCAAGCCAAACAAGGCTGGTAAAAATAATTACCATAAGTACACGGACATTTTTGTCCAACTGTAAGGAGGTAGCAATGGAGTACAATTTTACTTACAGAGAGAAAGACAAAGGCTTCCAGGTCATACTCTCCTATAAGGATAATGTAGGACGCTGGAAGCAAAAATCTAAGCAAGGATTTAAGACTAAGCGAGAAGCTAAGAATGCCGGCGATAAGTTATTAGAAGAAGTTAAAGCAAATGCTCCAGTATATATAGACAATAGTACCGCTAATATAACCTTCGGCGAATTTGCTGCAATATTTCTTAACGATACAAGAAGGAGCATAGCCTACAACACAATACTCGGATACCAGCATGCGCTCAAAGCTTTTTCAGAACTAAAAGATATGCGTCTGGTAGACATAACGCATAGCGACATACTATCAATATTTAACTCTCTACCGGTGAAAGCAAACACCGCCAACTTGTATCTCGTGAAACTAAAAACTATCTTTAAACGAGCGGTATCTCCATACGAGCTCATAACCAAAGACCCTACAGCAGGGATACAGCCGTTAAAAATAAAAGGGCAAAGAAAAATAAACGCCCTTTCCAAAGAACGTTTAGAAGCGATTCTGGCGCGTTTAAAAACCAAGAACTATACTTTATATACGGCGTGCTGTATCGCCGCTTTTGCGGGACTTAGGGTTGGCGAGATAGCAGCCTTAAAATGGTCTGACATTGATTTTAATGCCGGCACATTAAAAGTCGAGCGGCAAATGGTTGCTACAAATAAAAACGTTATGGCTCTACAAGAATTAAAAAGCAACAACTCTTATCGAACTGTTCCTATACCTTTACGACTACAGACAGTTTTAGCAGAATACAAAAATAAACATCCTCGTCACATCAGCGATATGGTATTTTGGAATGCTACATATCACTCTATAAAAAGAGTTTCCCAATATACAAAAGGTGATATAAGTATTCATGACTTTAGACACACTTATGCTACAACACTACTTAGCAGCGGCTTCGACATTAAAACGGTAGCAGCATTGCTGGGAGATACAGTAGAAACAGTTTTAAAGGCATATGTACACTACACTGACGAAATGAGAGAAAATGCGCAAAAGCGTCTCTCGAATTTTTTTTAGAAAATTTTTGACGATTTTTTGACGAATTTATACAAACATCAGCAAATAAGCCACTCTTTAGCGATTATAATATTTTATCATAAAGTGCTATTTAATGAAACAATTATAGCCAATTCCAGAAGAATGTCGCCATTATGCCGTTTATGACATATTAACGACACAATTTAAAATAGGTTTTGACACCTTTTTGCAACTTATTTTTGACGAATTTTTGACGAATGTAAAATAACCTCCTCATAATTGGGGAGGTTATTTTATGCAATATTTATTGGTAGTGATGTTTTCCAGCTCTCCACAGATAAAAAACTTTACCTGCTCCGGCATCAGGATCATTGATGTACGCTTTAGCAAATTTAACATACTGAGCAACATCTTCTCCCCATAGGTGAGAATAATCGCTATGTAACATATTCAATAAGTAATACCAATCATACTTATTGGCTTTAATACCATTTTGATCCATGACACGGGTTGTTTCTTCTAACGTCCAATGCTCGCCAGCAGTGCCGTCAACATTTTTCATTTCCGAAACGGCTTTTTTAGCAAGATGCTCATCGAAGTGCGGCCCATGAGCTACGCAATGAATTTTCATCATTACAGCTTCATAATCATCTTCATCGTGTGCTTTAAGTTTTTCCAAAGCTCCACAGACGATACAATCGATTTCATCTTCTTTCATTTCATCGCCGTCCACGATATCAATATAATCTTCGTACTTATGCATCCTTGCTCACCGCCTTAGTGCTTTTTACGATCTGAACTTCAGTGTTATCCTCTGCAGGTTCTGCTGTTGCTACAGGCAGTCCGGTTACAGTACCACAGTTGCAGGCAGCAATATAGCCGCATTCAAGAACAAAGGTTGCGCTGTCAGCAGCTACCAGCAAAGAATAATTACGTCTGGTTCTTACCTGATTGGCATATAAATGATGTCCGCATTTACGATTTACATTATACAAAGTAGCACCAGTACCGATTTTAATAACTACTGGCATAAGATTTGTAGCAGTAGAAGGAATATCCTGCGCTATCCTAATACAATATCTAACGCAGTTTTCATAAGTGCCGGCAGGAATGGTCAACACCAAGTTACTGCCGCTTACTGCTACAGCCGTGGTCAATATAGTTCTGCAATTACAAGTTGCCATTTATAATTCATCTCCTTAAATTAAAACAGGGAAGCGTGACAGCTCCCCTGTTTCTTAGTCACGCATTCAGCGGAATTAGCAGTTACCACAGCCGTTGCAGCCATAGCCATTCATAGCCGTATAAGGGCTACAAGTGATATAAGCCGGTTGCGGGAACGGGCGTACTGCGTTGATAATATTGGTAGTTTGAGCAACGTTACCAAGTTGCAGTTGAGCAGCTTGCAGCTGATCGCGCAATTCCTGCATTACGTTAGCAGTAATCAAAGCACGAGTTGCTTCACCTTCTGCATGAATTGCAGTCGTGATCTCACAAGTGTTCTTGTAATTTTCTGCACGAACCGCATCAATGTTACGATTGGTTTCGCAGCAGCATTGCTGAGCGGCAAAACGGCTTTCAGCAATAGCAGATTGTACACCGCTAAAACCTTGACACAGGTCTTTTTGAATGCCAAAGCTCTGGTTTGCTACTTGAGTAAAACCTTGATTTAAAGTATTATTCAGATTGGTATAGAGAAATTCATTAGTCAAAGTATTTACAGCACCATTAGCGCCGCCTCCGAATCCACCGAATCCACCGCCGCCCCAGGCAAGCAGGAAGAATAACATTACTACCCACATCCAGCCGCCGCCAAAACCTGCGCCGTCTGCTGCTGCGGTACGATTATTCAAATCGTATACAGGCATTACGCCAGTACCTTCCATAGTCATATAGAACATCTCCTTTAGATTTATTGTTTAAAATCCTTTGGTGGCCACCGGTCAGATTTTAATACCAAATTGCGATAAAAGCTGTTGAGCCTGTTGAGGATCAATACCACGTTGCTGGGCGAGATTCATAACAGTTTCTTTTAACTGTTCTGGAGACTTACCTTGCGCCATTTCCATTGCGCGCCCAAACAGGGGATTGTTCCCCAGCATTTTCTGCATTGCTTCCATCGGGTTTGGGTTGCTGCGAAGCTGATTGAATATTTGCATCATTGTGAACGGATTCATTTGCATTTATATTCTCCCCTTTCATATTCATATAACGCTCTAATGAGCTTACTTTTTGCTGCAGGGCCTCTACTACTTCTGCATCAGCATAACGTTTAGGTATAGCCTCTTTTTCAAACGAAAGTTTATAAGTTTGGATAACCGGCATACCATTCATATCAATAGCTTTTGCGTAAATACAATTATCGGCCGGACAAGGGAAATATGTCAGGCTTCCATCTAAATCAATTTGGGCAGCCTTTACTTCATCTAAACTTGCAACTGTACGCCCTTTCATCATCAGGGGCATAGGCGGTTGTGGAACAAACTGCTGTTGCTGATATGCCGGTATCTGCGGCATTTGAGCTTGATAATTATTTAAACGTTGCTGAGTTACTCCCATCATTGCTGGATTAACAGGAGCATAAGGATTTACATACATTGTTATCGCCTCCGTTTCTTACTTATATTGTCGCCTAAATCAGCTCTTATAATCCGTAAACATTCCCTCATAATTCCCTAATATGGGCATAAAAAATAAGGCAGCCACAACTATTATGTGACTGCCTTTAATGCTCTCTTAACTGAATTATACGCCTGCTGCAGATCTCTTTCGACCGTTTGCACTGACGTATCTATTTTCATTGCTATTTGATAGTTTTTAAGATCGTGAATAAACTTGAGTTCTATAATTTCTATTTGCCGCGGCGTTAGTTTGGCTTCTGAAATGATTGCTTCAAATTCCTTTCGTGTGTACTGCGAAAGCCAATCTCTTGCCTGCAAACGGCAAGTATCCATATAATCACCTGCTCGCTGCTATAGCTCCTACTAATACCCCTCCTGCAAATCCCCAAAAGGCCTTCTGTCTCTGCTTTAATTCACTTCTGGACTTTTCTTGTTTTATTTGAGAGCTCAACGTCTGTAAGGATTTGTTTTGCTCTGCTATTGTTTTTTTGGAGTTCGACAATGATTCCTGCGCAAGCATTAGCTCGCTCCTTATCTTCTGATAAGATAAACGCTGCTCTTCGATTAGCTTCTTCAGCTCGTTCGAGTTCATCTGCTGCAGTTCCAACGTGTTCGACAGCTCGGTCAATAGAAATTCCTGTCTGTCGATTATCGTCTGCAATTCGCTGAACTGTTCCCTGGACATCGTTATTGTTTCCGGAAGTTCCTCTGCAAAACAATTTAAAGAAAATGATAAGCACAGCAATAAGGGCAAAACTAATAATAAGATACTTGCTATACCTGATTTGTTTTTCTTCATTCACTTTCTGCCCTTCTTTCAAATTAAATTCTATTTCATTACCATTAAGATAGTTCTATTTTCAATATAATCAACCTGTGCGCCGTTTTCTATACTCCTACTTATATTTCCTAGTGTTTTGGAGATAAAACAACGCACAGGCTAATTCTGCGGCTGGGTTTTATCTTACAGATTGTAATAAGTAATGCACCCTACCAAAATCGCAAGAGCAATACCAGCCCAAATCAAAATACGCTGTTTTTCCATATTAGTCACCTCCTTATACACTCTTTACCAATTATGATGCCACCAGATAGCCTTGCCACGAATAACATCACCGCCTGGTTTCAGTTCTCCGTCGCCTGGCACATCTGGCAATTTCCACAAGTCCCAGCGTTCAAAAGTAGTTGCCGGGCCGTAGTCGTCTAAGTCTGCTGCTTCTGCATGTGTCATTACGGTATCGGCATTAATGTCCAATCCAAGCTCCTCACACAGTACAGCTACAACTTTTGCCATACTATCTATCTGTAACTCTGTCGGTGGTACATTACCAAAGTCGATATGCCCATCAGCATGAGCTACAGCATCTACGCAGCACGCTAAAGCGATACCTACAGCCCCTGTATTACGCCGCCATGTATGAGCCTTATATTCAGTTAAATCATCGGTAGTCGCCATAACAGCTCCGTCGCTGTCAATGTTTAAATGATAGTCACTGAAAAACTGGTGATAATTACCAGCTGACCAGTGTAGATAGATCTTATCAATATTACCTTTAGCCCTTGCTGCTAACTGCCGCAGCTCATCTAAAGTGATTCTTTTTGTCACTGCCCCCATTATTCTCTGCCTCCTTTTCAAATGGATCAGGCACTCCATTCTCGTTTTTGTCTACTAAACTCGTAGCTATAAAGGTCACAAATGCAACCATAGCCGGGCCTATAACCTCTCTTATCAGTGCCAGCAGGTCAGACATAACAATCTTATCCAACCACAACCACATATACATCCACGCAGCGTAATAGGTTAGCACCAGCAAAACGACTGCAATAAAATAGCCTACAATGACAGCCATTATTTTTGGCGACATTGAGGCTACTTTATTTCTGGCACTCACTATTAAGTTTTTTATTTTCTCAAACATTTATTACACTCCCCACGTTCATTGTCAGGAGATTTTTGCGGCAGCTGTAATGCTTTATGGTACAGCTCTGTGATTGCTCCATTACCGCCAAGTGCTTTATAACAGCTATACATATCAGTTATATTTTCCAAGTTATATAGCGGTATAAATCCATCTTCCTCAGACTTATGATAAATTCCTATGATCTCTGTCCTGAGCAGACTGCGTGTCGCATTATGAAGGGCTTCTGTTTTCTTACCTCGTTCCTCTACCTGCTTTTTGTAGTTTGAATATATCTTCCAAGCTACACCGATAAATCCGCTCTGTACCAACAGACTTATCACCATAAATACATTTGCTTGTAAATCCATTTCACACCTCTAGTCTAAGGTAATAGCGTCCAATTCCTCTTTGCTTAATGCTGCGGCTACCTCTGCCTGCTTACTCCAACCTTGTTGTTTACAAGCGCCCACGTGGGACGATAAGTCAGCACACCATGTATATACCTGCGAAGCGTTAAGATACTGTATTGTTTTAACAGTTTCACCTTCTTTATACCCCCGTACCGGACAGCCGTCAGGATATTCATTTTTAAAGCGTTCAGTGCTTACGTTCAGCGCAATCCCCTGCATCGTAATCTGCGTGTCCTTATCGCTATCATATCTTACTATCTCACCAGTGCATTCAGATATAAAACCGCCTGCGATTTTTCTTTCAGTCCAAGCGTCTACCTCTGACAGCTTGATAGCTTTAAGTTCATCAAACGTAAGAGCTATATATTCACGTGCTGCTTTTTTAGCAATCAATTCATCAATACTTTTTAAAATATCTTCACAAATTTCATTTGGGTATTGTTGGAATGCTACTCCATTAAGCCAGCAACTCTCCGTTCCACAATTATAGTCAATAGACTTATACTCTATTTCTTTGCCATAATCAACAAAGAAATTATTTATTGTATCCATATACACTTTTTCTTGTGCTTGTACAATAACTTTATCGTTATTCGTATCTAAAATAATTATATTTTGCATTTTTATTCTCCTTACTCAATTCTTTCCCAACAGTAATATGTTACATATGGCGGCATATTATTATGCTCCGCACTACCACCAGTATTATCAATACTAATATCTGAAGCAAACGAAGAATTTAAATTAAAAGTAGTAATAGAACCGCTCCAATCTGTATTTCCACAATAAGCATTACTTGTATTGGTGTGGCTAAAAGCTCCACTACTACCAACATTTTGAAGTCTCCCAACAGTTATAGAACCACTCACGGTAGATGAAGTGGCACTAGCAGAATGCTTGTGCATTGGAATTTGATCAATCTCTAATGTAACATTTGCTTCACCTCCGTTACTCCCTGCTTGATAAGTATCTCCTGCAGCTAAAATAAATTTATCTTTTATCTGTGTCCACGTACCACCAAACAGAGTTCCTGGATCAGTAGGTTGCGAACTCCAATAAAGCGCTCCTACAGGATATGGATTTGGCGGCAAATCGTCATAAAGAGCATTGATTGCTGCTCTTATTTTTTCAACTGTTATTAGCCCAGTAAGCTTCATTTTTCCTCACCTCAAATCGTCAGAACAAAGCCTGCAAACTTCTCCGTACTTTGGATTATGATATTACTGCCACTTTCAACTACGTCTACCATAACACTCTCGTAGGTACTGCCATTAGTACGATACATACCAAGGAAGTGTTTTCCTGAAGCTGCCAAGGTAAATGGATAGTAGCCGTTTAATAATGTTCCCCAGTTGGCGCTACTTGCTGTAAATTCAGTTTTGGTTACTGTAATAGCAGAAGTAGGCGGAGTATACCCTAATGCCGCCACAACATTAGCTTTAGTAATACTGATTGTCCCGCTGCTGTTAGTGATATTTGAACCAGTTTTTACGCCGCCTAGAACACTAGCAGATGCAGTAGGCAGTGTATATACAGTATCCGTAAATACAGCATTAGCCGGTACTGTTTTGTTAAGTTCATAAGTACAAGCTTTAGGAACACCACCATCAAAATATACAGGCTGTGTTGTACTGCCGGCAGAAGTTGTTAGTTTAGCGGCAGCAGCTGCAGTTTCAGTTTTACCGAGTTTACCTGCTATAGCTTCATTCATAGCTGCCGCACCCGTTTTATCTTCTGCAATGTAATCGGCAATTTCTTTTAACGTATCGTAAGTATCAGGCGCTCCGTCAATCAGCTCATCTTTTACTGCCGACTTTGCAGCCTCAATAGCACTGTTCATATCAGCAGTCTTTGCATAACTCGCAGCTGCTACACCACCTAATTTACTACTATCAGCTGCAGTTTCGGTCTTACCGAGCTTGCCGGTATCCAACGCTTCAAAATTAGCATTGATCTTAGCGTCCCTCTCTGCTAAAGTTCCAGTAACAATTTTTTCTACACTCATTCTAAGTAACCTCCATCTAATATTATTTTCCCTGTGAACGCTTTGCTCACATTTATAACAACGTTACCGTTATTATCTACTTCGGCATTAGCATAGTAAGGATAACTAACGCCATCAATTATTTGTGTTAAGCTGACAATGACCGGACTGTTTCCTGCCTGGTGTTCCTCAGCGGATATGGTTAGTACGAAATCACTGCCAACCTCTGCAAAATCTTCCTCCGTAAAGTTTTTGACATAGACCTTATCACCAGTCTTTTTTGTCAGCGACGCCAGTATAACGATACCCGCAAACTTTTCAGGAACTTCGATAATCACATTTTCAGCGTCCATATAAACGCCGGTTAGTACCATTTCATACTGAGGCTTCTTGACTTCCTTGTAAACGCCTATAAGCCTACTGTTACCCATTGCCATTGTAAGACGCCACATGCCGTTGTTTTCAGTCCATCTGTCATCTGTCGCAGTAAACTCTTTTGTTATAGTTCCGCTCTCAAAACGTAGTAAAATATCTTCTGCACGGTCAGCAGCATCTTCTGCTTTCTCTGCATCTTTTTTTGCAGATTCTGCACTTTCTGCTGCTGACGTTTCAGACTTCTTTGCAGATTCTGCACTCGCCTGTGCCTGCTCCATAGCAAATTTAGGATTAGGCCCAGCAATAAGTTTTTTACCGGTTTCATCCCAATAAAAACTCTCATTTGGCATTGGTTGTGGCAGAACTGTAGAAATATCTTTAGGCGCTGAATCTGATAAACGAATTGCTCTCGTTACACCGTCCCACAGCTGTTGGCAAATTATCGTTAGTTTATCCAATGCCGCTTCGATAACATTAAATGGCCAATGAGTATCCAACTGAGATTCCTGTGTTATAGGAACCTCACGATATAAAACAAGCTGCCACCCTTCAGGTAATATTGGTGGTCGTTCTGCCTCTGGTGGTTCTGCTCCCGGAGAATAGCCAGGATAAAACACTACTGACTTCTCCATATCAACGAAATAATCTTTGGTTAAAACAGTTTCTTTTAAATCAGGATCAACAAGTACTACATTAATATCGGTCTTTTCCAATATCTTAAAAGAATATCCAAACTCTGTAGCAACTCCATTCCCATTGTATGTAATCCTATTTTCACTGCTGCCTATCAAAGTTTTCCCTCCTTCCAAATAAAAAAGCGCCTACCGAAGTAAGCGCTTTCTATTAAGTTCTAACTAACTTTATGATACTATTTTAACTCATTTTTATAGGGGTTTTGTCGGATACATTTTTAATTTTTTTACATCGCCTCTGCTCTCATATCCAATAACCTTACATTACTATTTTAACTCTTGTTAAAGGGTATTTTGTCGGAAACTTTTTTATTTCTTCATTTTCCCCTTATTAAAACCTAATAACTTATACAACTATTTTAATACTTTTTTATAGATGTTTTACACAGTACTTTTTATTTTCGTTTATAAATGTGATATAATTGTGAAAAACATTCAAAAATTTTCTGTTTCCCATAAAGCAAAGGAGGATTTATTATGTTAAAAAAAGTATTGTTAATGAGTATGGCTTTATTGGTAGGTATCAATACGGTTAATGCCTGCGAGGTAGAACACAAGGAGGATAACAGTAGAAGGGAAATTATTAAAGACCTCAAGCCTTGTATGAATGAAAGTTGCCCAGTTTATAAAAAATATAAGGAATTAGAAATTATTATCGAAATTGAACTCGAAGAAAAAATGTCTGATGAACAAGTAGCAACAAGAGCAGCCAGACAGGATTTCGTAAAGGCTAATACTAGAAAATTTAAAGAACCGACAAAAATTATATACAAATAAAGAATTGAGGAAAAATCATGAATGATTTCTACTATGAGGAAGAAGGAACATCATGCAAAGAGTTCTTGCTTTATTTATAATATTTTTATCCATATTTATCTTTGGATGCACCACTGAAAAAAAACAAAATAATACTATACATCAAAGTAATATACACACTTCCTCGACCCTTGTTGTTGATCCATATAGCACATCAAAGTTTGAAAGCTTAAATTTTGGTGATTCATTAGAAAAAATTAAAACTTTACCCACCCTAATATATTATGATGAATATCCCAACAGTCTTATAAAATCTCCAAAACATAAAAGTTATTTGTTTCAAACAAATGCAAATTCTTATTATAATATACCGTTGATATACGATGCGCCTTTATTAGAGCTCTCTTTTTTTGATAATAAATTGTATAAGATAACAGCCAGATTGGATGTAAAAGAAGAAAAAGATGGATTAGAAAAATTTGAAAAAATAAAAAAAGAAATCAGCAAAATATATGGAAAAGGTCAAAATACCTCAAACCAATTCCTTAAAACTTTTTCTTTGGATATAAATAATACTCATTTTTCAATTATGTTCATCTCAAGACCACCAGTAATAACCAAAAACTTGGGTAGTTCGCCATTTGACCTATTAGTTGAATCTTGGGATAGAAAATTACACAAAGCCTTTTTAGATGATGATTTTAAATATTTTGAAGCTTCTAATGACAAAGAAGCGAAAATATAACCCCCTCAAATTTGAGGGGGTATTTTTATTTTACCGTTCTTTCTTCGGCCGACGTCTAAAGATGTCGCCAACTTCCGGATCCATACCATTGAACAAGATATCATATCCGTTAAAGAATAATTTGTTTAATTGTGCAGGCACGCCTAATGCTGTTCCAACAAATGTTGCAGTAGGCTCAACCAATTCGTCATAATCTGCTTTGCCCTGGTAAACCTTTTGCACTTTACCGGCAGCACGCTCCATCTGCTCTATCGTGCCTTGTACTGCGGTCATTCTATACCCGTAAGTCTGCATGCCTAAAGCTCTACTCCAAATAGCATTACCAACCTGCCCAACCGGTCCGGCTAAACTCATAGGGTAAGTAAGCAGTTCTTTTGATATCTTTTGATATTCATCCTTATCTTCTTCAAATGGATCTTCGGCCGACAACATCAAGTTTATAAAAGCAAACATTACAAACTTAGCTCCCACAAACGAAGTAAGACGCATTATGTCTTTTTCTTTTAAGAAGATGTTATACTCTCTGGCCCACTGATTATATTGTGTATTGAAGAAGCCTTGGAAGGTAGTAAACAGTTTAAGCATAGGCCCGCCACGCAAAAGCGGTGCAACCTCCGTAACTCTGCTGCTGCCAAGTGTACGTCTAATAACCGTATTGGCAAAGTCCACAGCTTCTGTTTCGCCTGCACCAGCCCTTATTTTTTTGCCATACGCCTGCATCCATACCGGAATAGCAGAAATATTATCAGTAGCGACCAGCAATCTTGTGCCAAATTCAACAGCTTTCTTTTCTATAGGATTCAAGCTTTCCATTTCTTTCATATCCCGCAGGGAAATATCCGGAAGCACAGACCTTTCTTTCATCCAAGGGGATTTGCTGTAAACAAATTCCTTAGCCGATTTATATCCCTCTGCAAGCTGCATATTCATACTGCAATTGCTCACAGCGGCAACGACATCACTATATCCAAAACCATCTACAGCATTACCATACAGCAAAGGATTACCCAAGTTCTGAACGGCAGTTTTAAGGTTAAGCATAATTGCAGCGTTTACAGTACGAGCCCTAAGCCAGTTAGCAACACTGCCCATCCAGCTTTCACCAACAGAACCGCTGTTAGTACCTTGAGGGTTTGCCGCACGTTCAAGATATTCTTTAAAGGCAGAGAAATCGGCCAAACCTAATTTTTCTTTAATCAGAGTATACATTTCCTGATCGTTCATAATTTTACGGAAATCCCCCATAACCTCACGGAAGCACAGATCATGTATCGCATCCATAGCAACATTAAACTCTGCTCCACGTTTTAGATTAACAGGATATTTAGCCTTAACACGTTCTTTTAAATGGCCTCGTCTGGTGCTCATTGTTCTAATATTGCGGCCTTGTCTGGGATCAGTATCAGAAATAACTTCTTGCCCAGCGTGTTTAGAACCAGTATCACCGTCACGCATCAGCGGGAAATAACCGCCACGCATAACGACAGTCTTGCCGTCTGATAACGTCAGCTCTACAGGCGACGCTTCTACTTTCTTAGGACTAAAACCTGTCCAACGAGTTTCAAGAGCTTCCATTTCAGACCAGTACATCTCTGCAATGCCTATCTTAGCCTGTGCATATTTTATATCCGCTTCAGTAAGATTACGCCCTAAGAAGTCAAGCAAATTGATTTTAGTCTGTACGATATCGCCATCTACCCACAAGGCAGAACTTTCAAAGCCTACCGGTCTAGTGCTGCACAATACTCTAGCACTGCTCTCGTTGCCTAAATTCATAAGCATTTTTACTAAAACGTGCTTATCTACAGAAGTACCTAGCTCGTCATATTTTTCCTGATAATCGGCCGCCTTTTCTGCAGCTTTATCCGGTAGCCACTCCCTGTAAACCTGCGCTGTTTTTTCTTCATATTCTAAAATTTTTCTTGTTTCATTATCGGCTGCTTCTCGAATAGCTGCGCCAAAATGTTTGCTGAAAAATCCATACTGCCAGTCGTCCATCATTTCAAAAAGATTGTCAGTACTGCGTAAAGACGCTTTTAGCTTCTCCATTACTGTAGGCTGCTGTGTAACGCCAACCTGCGGTTTCCATATAGTTTTCAGCTTATTAAGTGTTTCCTGTGCTTCAGCTTTAAATTCAGCATAGGTAACACCTTTCTGTAAAGCGTTGATACTCATTTCCTGTTTAGCGATCGCCTTGATATTTTTAAGCGCATTTACTACATCTTCAAGCTGACTTGCCGTCATACGTTCACGAGGATTTGTAATTCTAACATCCTCATACATTATCCAATCGGCAACTGCAACATTGTCATAAAGATCATCCATATCATTCAGATAGTCTGATAAAGTTTCTGTCTTTTCAAAATCAGAATAATCTTTACGCTTATAACCGAACCTTTCCATAATTGCTGCTGCTTGAATAAAGTTTCTTTCATTACCCCACGTTTCCCTTTTAGCTTTAGCCTGTTTCCTGAAATAATTCTGCCACTTAACATACTGATTACGTAGTCTTACGCTTTCAACTACACAAGCATGATTAAACGCCTGGACGTTTTTATATCGGACCGCAGCAGAATAATCATCATTTCCCAATGCTACAGCAGCTTTAGCCGCAGCGTTTCGTTCGGCAGTAATATACTTTTGGGTATTCAAAGCCTCCTTTAATTTCACTCTGTTCTGTAGGTCCATCTGTGCCTGAATTTTAGCTGTTTGCCTGCGTGCAACAGCAAGTTTTCTAAGAGTTTCAGCATCACGCTGACCCTTTAACAAGCCTTGTGCTTTATCCTCAATAAGCTGTGCTTCTGTATTTATCAAAAGACCGCTCTCGTCATTATACATAGCATCACGCGCAGCTTCTTCAGCAAGCCCTCTCTCTTTGTAAATATCAGGGAAAGCGTCCTGCACCATTTCATCAATATGTCTGTTAACCGCACCATTAAAAGATGGTTCTGACATAATCGTTTTAGCCAGCTCGTCACCGGAAGTAAAACCATTAGCTTCAGCTATCATATCAAAAGTTGCCATTTTACTTTCATCAAAATTACCTTCTAAATATCTGTTAGCTACGCCCTTCGCTGTTTTTAAATCAGATGTAATATCAAGTATCTGCTCCGAAGCCATATATAACGGCTGTTTTGCAATCGCTTCTTTGACCTGCGGCTCTACATCTTCACGATATTTTTGAATTCGGTCTTTACGCTCCTGATTGAAATTAACAAGGCTTTCTTTTGTTAATAACTGTACTGCCTTATCGTGAGCTTTAGCAGCAAAATTACGCAGCATTTGCTTACGTGGTTCTGAAAGTGCATCTAACACAACATCTGGCAAAGCAGAAAAATAACCGTCAATACGCTCCATTTCTGATATTTGCTCTTCACTGGCCAGCATCCTGTCAAAAACCTGCCTTACTTCATCGTTGATTGGAACAGCATTTTTACTGCGCTTATCCGAAAAAACGGCGTTATAAACAGCAAGCAGCCATTTTTTGAACCTGTTAAATACCGGCTGCAACTCTTTTGAAGGTGCCTTGCCTTCAAGCATATAAGTTTCTGCGGCCTCTGCCCAGCGTTCATGTGCTGCTGTTTTTTCTTCCTGCGACAAGCTATCCCAGTCTTTAGTGACACCGGCATAATCAAGCATAGTCTGACGGTCTTTTTTCATCTGCTCTGTAGCATTAGGGAGTGCTCCTTCACGCATGAGGTTCTCAATAAAGTAATGGCCGACAGCTTCATGAATAACAGTGCTCATATCAGCACCTTCAAACAGGCTGATAATTGCTTTACCTTCTTCGTCCCAGGTGATAGAACCTTTAGTTTTCCCTTCGGCCTGGTAGTATCCCTGCATTTCTTCTCGTCTCTTGCGAAGTGCATTTTCATCTGGTATACTATTATTAAGAAGACTGTCAAGGTCGTTACCTCTGCTGGCGGAATCGCTGCCTGGAGACTGTAACCACTTGGCAGTCTTTTCTTTATTTATATATGACACTCTACCTTTTTTTAGATTGTGCTCTATAAACCAATCATAATCTGTGCCATTTTCTCCACCTTTCCCATAAGCACTGCTGACAGCATTCACCTGATAACGATTGCGTTCAACATCAAGTTCTAAAGGAACAATAATAGTAGACCCTTGTGCATCCTTTAAGTCTAATACAACAACCTTACGCCCAGCATACGAATCTAAAACCATCATCGGGTCAGCCATAGCACGTGGAACTTGTTTTAGCAGCTCCGGCGTCATGCCATCGGAATGGCCGTCAAAAATATGTTTGATCTTGCTTCCGTCGATAGTTACAGGCAAAATTTTACCGCCTGCAAGACCCAATGCAAGCGGTGTCGTCATAACATTATAAGTTTTAGTATCGTTTATTTTCCCTGCAGTATATTCATCTACGATGCCAGCAAAGTTTCTTTCATCCTCAATCAATTTTTCGTTAGCGCTTTTAGTTTGCATATATCGTCCCTTAGGAGTACTGACAACACGCTTGAAGCTTACAGGGTTATCCCTGAAATACTGCATAGGGTCATCAGGATTAGCAATCATAGCACGGCTGGTTAAAATAGCCAGGACGTCACCTGTTTCCTTTTGATTTAGTCCCGCTTCGGTCAATTCATTTCTAAAAGTATCAACTGCAGTTCTAAATTCCTCGTCGTTCTCCAACGCTTTTTTATAAGCGCTTTGGAGAGCTTTTTTATTTCTGGCGCGTTCTTCTGTATAACCGCCCTGTTCAAAAGCTACGTTATTGCTTACAGCATGGAAAAAGCCAGGATTTTGAGCCTCTGCCGCACAATACGTACCCATTGGCATTTCAATATCCTCACCACGAACAGCAGCTGCCTGCAGTTCAGAAACCTCTATACCAAAGGTATCTTTTACATCCATGTTAGGATTTGCCTGCGCATATGTAAAAAGGGTTTCAGCATCTACATAAGCCTTTTCGTCTGTCGTTTGATTCAAAACTAATTTGCTGGCAGTAATATTTACGTCCTTACTATTTTTCATCGTTTCCGCAGTACGTACAGCCTGCTCCTGCATAACTCTATTTGCATTACGGTCTACGGCAATGCTTACCGAACCGCCAAGACCGCCAAACACCGCACCAATAGCACCGGAATAAGCGCCTCTTTTGGTGATTTCTCCAAACTCCTGATAAAATTTAAGTATTTGCTCTTGAGTGGAAAGATTCGCATTTTTAGCCCATATTTCAGCAGCGGCATCCGGGTATTCCTGAATCCATTCAGTAATGCCTTCTGTCAATGCAGTTTTAAAAACTTCTTTAGCCTTACCGCCCATAGTTGCGATTTTAGCGGCTCTTGCTCCTGCTCCCATGACTTTGCCCAAGCCCACTTTTTCAAGAGCAGACTGTGCAACAGCGTTTAACGACGCCGCAGCTCTGGCTCTGTCATTAGATACCCCAGCTTCAGTAAGGTCTAAATATTGGCCGCCTGCAATCTGACTGCCCATAAAAGCAGCAGCACTCCAGCCGCCAGTACTGATTGCAACGCCGACCTGTGCCGCTAATTGTGGTGCATTCTGCAGTAAGTCATAATAAAACTGACCTGCCGCAGTTTCAGCCTTTACTTCTTCCGGCTTAAATATTTCACTACCACCAATGCGTTTAGCTTCAGTACCAATAGTTTTTAGCTTATCTCCACCAACAGCATACAAAAGCCGTCCTATTGTATCTGCGCTAAAAACCTTGGATTCCATTGTCAGGTCAGCATCTTTTTTATCTGCTCCCAAATCAGCAAGCAGTGCAACGGTACCATAACCACTACGAGCAACATTCTTAAACCCATTTTTCAGTGCTGTAATACTTTTCCAGTTATTTTCTTGCTCACCCCAAAATTCTGCAGCTTTAGTTCCGGCAATGCTCATAAGCACAGGGTCTTTTAGCGCCTCTGCTGTTCTTGGTGCGATCTGCTCATATTTATTCCAATCATATTCAAAGTTTTTAGGTAAATAATAATCAGGATTACGAGCTGCCATTTGAAGCGATATATTATTCGCATTAGCTCCTTGTAATGCTTTCGTCTTTAAATCTTCGGGTATAAACTTTCCGGCCGCAGCTACATCATATAATAAAGACCTTGCCATATTACCACTCCTCGTTAATTTCTCCTCTTAATGTCGCTAAATGACGCTGTTTTATATATTCTAAAACATCACTAAAATTCATTGCCGCCAAACCAGTGCGCTCACTGGCTCCCCAATCACTAAACCAGGGAGTGCTTTCATTTTGCTGTACTGCCGTATTCCTTTGCTGCGGAATATCCAGTAAATGCGGGGCTGCATCCACTCCATCACGGACCGCCATAGCCGCAATCTGTTTATTAAGTTCTTGGATATCCATAGGACTATTATAAACAGCAGCATATTGAAGCGCTGAAACATGGTATTTATCATTAGGATTTATGGATTCAAAAACTGTTCTTGCCTGTCCTAAATCAATATTATTGCCATTCTGTCTTTGATAAGCATCTATATAAGGATAAAGTTTCGGAGAAAGGCTGCTCTTTAACGAACCCCATTCACGTTGTTTGCTATTAAAGTTTTTATAAATAGCTTTGTTCTCAAAGGCTTTATTCAAAACTTCCATTCCTGTTGCAAATCTCACCTCAGGATCTGTGACATTCTCCAATGCACTATCCAAATACGCCTGCAATTCTCCTCGTTCCATTTTATCGTCTATAGTTTCATTAACTATAGTTATCAATCGTTTATCAATCTCTTTATTTCTTGGGTCTTGTTCTCTAACCAAAGACAATAATCTGTTTCTATCAGCACTACCCAACATAGTTGCGTTTTGATTGATTAATGATACTGCCTCGGACGGAGTCACAGTGCCATCGGTAATTGCATCCTTAATTTTTTTATAAACTGCACCGTTAGAAGATTCAGCAGCTGCTTTACCTTGTATTCCAATCAAGTCATTGCCGAATTTTAAAAGGTTCATTTCAATATCAACATCGCCGCCAGAAACATTATATACAAGGCTTTGAAACTCGTTAGGATCAATAACACCAGACTTAAATTTATTCCACATTTCTTGTTGCACGCTATCAATAATTCTTTTCTTATGGTTATTTTTTATTGCATTATTATAATTAACTTGGGTAACATAAGCATCCCATGCTTTATCTTTATCTTCTATGGATACATTTCTTCCTCTAGGTCTTGCGAAACCAGAAATATTTGCATAATCAAGTGAAATTTCCGCAACTCCATGATCTCCACTTTGTATTACTGTTCCAGTTTTGGCATCATATATCCCAACATGATCAACATCATTTGGATCTCCTCCATAATTCCAATAAACAATATCACCACTTCGCAGTTGAGATTTGTCGGTAAATATCAATCCGGCATCTTTCATATCTTCAAATTGTGTAGGAGCCCAAGTATTACCTTCCTTACCTCCACCTGCAGCAATCCAATTATTACTTCTTATTGTACATGTATTAGTCCCATAATTATTCCCAATATCTTCTCTTGCACTTCTGACAGCAGCTTCACCATCATATCCAAAAGCATCGCCGTAAATATACTGCCTAGCAGCTTCATAATCATCACCAAATCGTTCATACGCGGTTATGCCTGTATAATGTTCGTATTCTCTTTCTTTTCTAGCATGTGCAATCCTAGAATAAGCAAGCCTAGTTTCATCAGGCATGAAAGCTCCCCACTTTTCTATCATCGCCCCAGCTCTGTCAATATCGCCATTAGCTAAAGCAGTTCCAACAAGCGATGCCATTTTAGGAGCTAATAATCTTTTAGCTTCGCTTTTTATAAACTCGGGATCTTGCCCTTTATATCTATCCATAACAAGAGTAGCGCTTTTATCAAATTCCGACTTTATCAAAGCGTCGTTGTCATAATTTTGCATTGCAAAATTAAAATTTTCATCAATATTATTTGATAATGCTAAATCTTTATTAGCTTCAACCTGTTTATATTCATGTTGTCCAACCAACATAAATCTTTTCTGTGCATCATTATTAGCCCAATTATTAAAAACGCTAGAAGTTCTTTCAAGACGGAAATTATATTTTCCCATAATCTCTTGTCTTATTTTTTGTTCCTCGCTCTGAAATTTACCAGCAATCCCCTCTGCATTAGCATATTGAGTGTACATTAAACCATTCTGTGGATTATACAACAAATCAGAAATTCGTTTATCATATTCAGCATCAGCTTCTACAACTCTGGATTGATCAACACTTTCTATAAATTTCTGATAAGCTTCATTCACCGCACCCAATCCTCTACCAATGGCCTCATATCCAGCGCCATTGCCACCGTAACTGTTTAAATCGCCTGGGCGCTGTACTTGTCCCTGTATTGTATTAGGATTGACCTGTGAAGCATATTGACTGAATTTCATAGGTTTAGACCTCCTTTTTAGGTATAGAAAAAGCGCTTTAACAAATTGTTAAGCGCTTAAAGGTATGTTATAATGTTGTCCGAGATAGTCAGTGTGTTGGCTTCCCTTACGGGGGGTGATAGCTATTGTCAACTTATGAAGCGTTGTCTTTGATGATTGCTTTTAGTACATTAATAGCTATTGTCATTTTAGGCTGTAAATAGCCATGAAATAAGCCGCTAACACCAGTGGCGCGCGGCTTCCTTTCACGTTTTACGATTATGAGGGAGAGCCAGCGTGCGACCACTGACTATCTCTTTTCGTTTATTATATAATACATTTCGTACCAATGCAAGTTTAGAAGTAAGGATATTTTGATTTACCAAGTGGCGCGATGCCCGAATATGGACTTGTGTAATTATTTTGATAAGGCGACTGATAAACAAAGCCTCCGTTGGATGAACCGCCTGTTTTCCCGCTGCCGCCGTAATTTTTATATGCGCCAAAAATACCAGCAGCAGTACCCAAGATAGTGCCTATATTCTGCTGCTTGGCCTGTTGTTTCACGTTATAAGCAGAAGCTCTTGCAGCGTTAGCCTGGTTCTTGTAATTCACTACGCCAAGATAGTTACTCCATTGGTCGTTGCGCTGATTACTCAAAAGCTGGTTACTGTCTTTTCTATAAGCCCTAAAGCTGGAATCACTAAGGTCAAGAGCTGTCCCCATATCGCCACTGATGCCTGCTGCGCCAAATGCGGCGGCCTGCTGACCTGCTACAAGGCGACGACGATCATTGAGTTTTTGCTGCTCATAAGCGTACTGCTCCGCTATCTGCTCCCCCTTCTTTGCCTGTATATCAGCGTTTTGTTCTGCAGCCTGTGCCTGCGCATCGTAATAAGCCTGCTGCGCTTTAGCCTGTTGGTTCGTCGCAGCTATTTGCGATACTCCCTGCAAAGCAGTCAATCCCATCATCATACCTACAGATAAACACATTTATATACTCCCCTCCTCAATCACGAACGGAAGAAACTCTTTTCCGTTCTTTTTTATTTTTATAGGAGCTAAAAACATTGCTCCCAACCTATCAAGCCACCGTATAGAAGCAGAATTGCCGCTGTAAACGTAATTATAAAGCCGCCCATATTCTTTTACCCATTTTGAAATTAAAAGCCTGGCAACGCAAATAAGTAGCTCTTTTTTGAAACCGCTTATCCTTTTTGTCGCCAACATCCAAATCTCTTTACCCTGAACGCCTGGAATTTCAGTTAATCCTACAATACAGAGAATGTTATCTTCCATATCTTTATAAATGTAACAATGATCTGCATTTTCAATACTACCGGCAACAAGCATTATTTCGTCTTCCTCATATGCTTCCAGCTCCTGCCTATCACTATCTCTCAAATCTTTCAGCAGCGCTACAGCAATTCCAATAGCGTTATCAACGTCAGCCAATTCGACCTTATACTTTTTAGCCACCAAAAGTCACCTTCCTCGTTACGCTGAGCAAATTAAACGGATAAGGTTCAGTACTTGTAATACAAAGTCTTCCATCACGATCAAACCCACCTGCCGGTGGAGTTGCCGTTTTATCTCCACTATACAATTTCATATTCTCAGTAACGCTAAATTCATCATAAGCAATAGCATCCTGATTTCCAAATTCAGTACCAACTTCACCGCCGAGAGTATTTTCAATGCGTAAAATCGCCTCTGACACCTGCTTAAACCTGCCCTGCATAGTTCCGTCCTGTAATTGAATTTCAACATTAGGAAGCTCAATATTCATAGTATACGGTAGACCTGCAACCGCACGTTTAATTTGTATAGGTAATTCAACAGTACCGTCATCAAGCACTTTATAATTTCTCAATACACGCCCATCACCTAAAACAGTAATATTATTGCCAGCAAGGTGACCAAGCCCTGTTACAATATTAGTCGCCTCATCCATATCATACTTTTTAGCGCAATCTAACATTACATAATCATTCGGAGCATCACCGTCATAGTTATTGTCAAACCGCTCAATATAACGAACAGTTTCTCCATTTACCACACGTTTAACAACAACATATACACTATCCTCATCACCTTCAGGAATATTCACTACAGCTTCAAATTCACCGTCAGTAATAATTCTTGACCATGCATATACTTCCTGTTCTCTTATGTAAGACAGACACGCTATCGTACCATCACTGCGCACAAAGTAAATTATGCTGTCCGGCTCCTGCTTATAAGCAGAATCAGTAATCGAAAGTCCCTTTATAATTTGTCCCGCCAGTATCGTCAATTCCATACCGCCATAGCTGTCGGTTTCAAAACTGTAGCCCATATCCCGCACTGTCGAACCACGTCCCTGTACGAATACAATTCTATTGCCAATTGTAAGCGGCTCACAATTGCTGCAGCCCCTGGTAGTTTGCATCTTCGGTGTGATATTCGTCGGTGTCACGACCTCGCTCCCTGAAACGATCCATTCATTGCCCTGCGTTAAAACAAGCAAATCCACAGACGGAATTAAATGTAAAATATCAAATTGTTTCCTGCTGATAAACGAAGCGGCAATAGCACTATCATCTGTTACTGTACCACTGACCTTTTCTACGCCAAAATTAGGATAATCACCGCTTCTAGACATCCAAACCATATACGGTCTTTTATTATTTCCACCAAAGCAAAGTCTGTCTTGAAAAAAACATACCGTTTTTGGATAACCGAAATTGCTATTCCAAGCCCCAAAAGCATAAGTAGTAGTACTTTCTGTAGAACCAAACGGTTCGTTTACCATAGCTTTAATATTATATTCGTCGATATAACTAACTATTTTAGCTGTGCCGTCTTTAGTATACGGCAGTGCAGTAAGCGTAACAGTCAGATCACCGCTTGTTATAGAAGCTTCTATTCTCAAATAAGTTGTATCTGTTACTGTACCGCTTTCAGTAGCATTAAAATTATTTGTAGCAGAATATTTACGATATTCTTTCCACGTTGTACCATCCTCACTTTTTTGCACTTGAAAACTTCCAGTCCACGTTCCACCGGAAATAACCTTCCAGCTTTCTCCAACGACAACCGCTCCAGTCGTTCCTGTAGCATTGTCTTTCAAATTTAATTCTACCGAGGACGATTCTACCTCATGTGTCAGCCTAATATTACCATCAATCAATCCCTCGTTAAAAATAGGCCTATTGCTTGTAATGGTCACAGTGCCTGTTGTACTGGACGGTGTAACCTTCGGATTATCCTGAAACGCTATAGTAACCCAGCCATTTGCCCCATCTGTCCCTGAAAGATTGTTATCATCATAAGCAACGCCTTTCTTACCGCCAATGCCACCATTGCCATAATTGATTCCATCACTTCCGTTTTTTGCTCCATGCTCTTCTGAATAAGCCGCAGTAGCTCCTCCACCGCCTTGCGCTACCCAGCCAAAAGCGCTACTGCTTCCACCGTTGCCGCCAGCATTACCATAACCGGCTCCATAATGTACGGCTCCGCCTTTTCCTCCGGCTCCTACGGTTACAGGAAAACTATCACCTTCGGTCAAATCCATCTCAAAACTGTAAAATCCACCACGGCCGCCAGTCCCGCCAGAGCTTTGTTTATCACTTGCTTTCCTTGCCACACCACTGCCACCACCACCGGCACCTGCAACTTCTATTGTGTAGCGGCCATCTTTTGGCACTGTATACTTATAATCACCAGGAGACGTATAAACAGCGCTCTCAACTAAATCCATCATAACCTCATCTTCAAAATACGCATGAGTAATTTCAAAATCGCCAAACTTCCAGTCCGTTTCGCTGTATCTTGCTAATTGTTTCACCGGATAACTACCGCTCGTAATATATATAACATCCGCAGACTGAGCAAATCTTAATTTTTCCAAATCGGATTCTGTAAAAGGAGTTACTATCTCTATACCAAGATATTCCCCGTTTCTATGTATTCTGATATACTGATCCCCTATTTCAAGCAAATAATTAATATCGTCAGTAAAATTAAACCCCGCCAGAATACATCTCTTATCAGCATATTTTGTAGCAATACAGTAAACAGTTCCGCTGCGACGATACACGGGCCCATAAGGGCGAATATAACAATTCTCAGCAGTCAAAAGCGCATACTGATATTTATCCAGATCAACGCGGTTAGCTACCGCATTAGATATCTCTCCTGCAGTAAATGCCGGCTGCAGTACATAAAAAGGATTTGGTCCACTTCCTCTAGCCATAAGTTCACATCCTCGCAGTAAAGTATTTATCAGGGTAATCCAGCTTATCCTGACGTTCAGCGGCCGTAGTATATTTTGCCCTGCTAAGAGCTGCCTGTGCCAGTTGATATTGTGTCTGCTGGATAGTCCCATTGCCATTTAATTGTAAGCAAATATTAAAAGCTAACATCCTCGCCAACGCCTCAACAAAATCAGAACTGAAAAGCTCTGCATCCTCTGCGTCATATGTGTACTCCAAATATGCTTGGTACACATCACATCCTATAGCCTGCGTATTATCACTAATCAAAAACAAATCATACTTATCTCTATCCAAGCTGTTTACAGTCTCTTTCTCATTAAAAATACGTCTTGCACACACACATTTTTCTGGATATGCATATACATACTTCCAATCAGGATTTGAAGCATCCAGTTCTGCAAGCCTAATAATCCTCTTGGCAAAGCCCCAGCTATATTCACGCAATAGACCTTTTCGGCTATGGTCATAAAACAGCTTGCACTGCCTTGCAAGTTCGTTATTCTCGTCAATAGAAGAAATGCGGCCTTTAGCTAAATAAGCCAAGGCCATATTGCAAATATCTGTATTATTCATCACGGAAACACCTCCATGTTATTTTCCTCTTTATTAAAATAGGGACGCCTTAAAGACGTCCCTAAGTGCTTGTACATAGTCGTCACATGACTACATAGGTGTTATTTAATATTTTCTCTAATAAGCCTAATCAAATCTTGTTTACTGGCATTTGCCGGATATTTAACATCGGCATTATAGAGCTTAGCTCTTAATTCATTGGCCGACATATCTTCAAGCTTTCTACCCGGCATTACAGTATTACCATTACTATCTAAAATCATTTAAAATCCACATCTACAGCGAGCGCCGCAACAATTTTATCGGCAGTTGCATTAGTTGGAGTGCTGGAATCACTAGCTTTGATGCGCAGGTATTCTTTTACTCCCAAAGGCACCTTAGCTCGTACAGGAGCATTGTCGTCCAGAGTAAAGCTTCCCAGCGCTACAGCCTCGCTGAACGCTTCATCATCAGCAGTTTCCAGGGTTAAAACAACACTGCCGCTTTCAAGCTTCGGTCCTACATAAAGCCACATTGGATTGATGCTGTCTCCGCCGCCCATAGCGATAATATCGCCAAGAACACCGTCAACTAATTCTGCAGCAGGTTTCTCAAAGAAAATATTTTCCTTATCTAATCTCATTATTTTTCACTCCTCACGCTTCAATTTTAGCTTCGTCTTCACGAATGCAGTCAAGTTTACGTACACGCATACCATCTACATTTAATACTTTAATGCCATTGGCCAGCGTTTCCATTTCAACATGAACGTTATTTTTATCGATCAAGCACAGTTTGAACAGAGTATACATGCTGCGAGAACAGTACATCATAACACTGTCAGGATTTCTCAACCGGTCATGAACGCGAATAACATTCTCAATAATCTTCTGCTTTTGAGCAGAAGTTGCAGATGCAAACTGTGCTGCATCAATATTGCGAATAGCTCCTACAGCTCTATAATCACGAATAGTCAGGCCTACATTCCAAGTCCATTTCGTAATCATAGCTTCAAATTCAGTTCCGTCATCCGCTATTGTAGTTTGTTGTCCAAGATCTTCTTTCTTCAAACCAGCACTACCATTTTTAGGGAACACGCCTGAGCATGTACGTTCTCCCCAATTTACAAAATAAATAGATGTATTTTTGGTACCGCCGCCAGCATTAAGAGTAGTATAGCCTTCAGCCGTCGGATCATCACCATTGCCAAAATAACGATGTCTGATATCGAACCCGTTAAATTCATCTGGAACCTCGCTAAGTCCGCCATAAATAACATCTTTAGCAATACGATCACCAAAGCCGGCTACAAATGCTAGATCCTCGCTATAACGGAAAGCTGCAGGATCATTCTGCAAACGCAAAAGCTCTACATCCATCTTATTACGATTTTCGTATAAAGTAGTCGTATCATTAATCTGTTTTACTCCGCTCTTTTTATAAGGAACACCAGTATTGATACGACGGATAGAAGGTTCAGGAACTTTTGTACGTTGAGTAGTCACGATCCCAGTAGGAAGATTGCCCTCCATAAAAGTCATTTCTTCTAAAATTGGATTAGATTGAGACAATACCTCAATAATATCATCTACATTTCCGGAAGGGTCAAGTCTTCCCCTCCAATCAGCTAAGGTATATGCCAATTGATTTAAAACTGCCATTATTCATTCATCCTCTCTTATTTTAATTTACTAAAATCTGTTTTGTCATAGAATTTTTCAAGGCTGCTTCCCTGTGCGGCGGGAGCGCCAGCGCCTTTACCCGGGTCACTCTCCAAAAACTTCCCGAGCATAGAAAAAGCGCGGATAACTTCAATTCTGTTACCTGCACCTGTTTCGTTTAACGCCTGCCTGATACCAGGAACCGCTTTCTCTACATGTTCCACCGCAAGACCGCAAAGACTAATGATACTGTCGAACTCTGTCCCAAGTTCTTTCTTTGCAGCCTCACCCCAATTTTGAACTTCTGTATTTCGCTGCTCTATAACAGCATTCATAGCAGCTTCTGCGATGCCTTTACCCCATTCGCCGCCATACTTAACAATAGCGTTAGCCTGCTCATTGTTAAGCCCCATATCCTTAATGACCTCTACGAACTTATCGCTCTCTTCCTGGCTGAACTCAAAGTCATCCATAGCGGAAATAGTTTCTTTAAAGTCATAAGCAATTGGTTCAGCTTCTTCCTGTGGTTGAGTTTCTGCTTTACCACCAAGAAGGGTATCAGCAGACTGTGTCTCCTGTTGAACCTCTTTCTGCTGTTCAACTACTTCAGTGCCCTGCGTGTTATCGTTGGCACTCGTGTTAGTTACATCTTCCATTAGTCATCGTCTCCTTCCAATTGTTCGGCAGCAATTTCCTGCGCTTTGATTTGAGTTTTTATATATTCAAGCTCAGCTTTTTGTTTGAGCTCTACTCCATAAATACCAAGACTCTTAATATCATCGAGAATTAATAAACCGACTTTTCGCATACCCTCGTTATAAAAAGTCTGTGAATTGCCGGTAAAACTATCTATATTGATTTTTGTTTTATCAAGCAATCGCATTAAAAACCAGCGTCCGCTTTCGCTATTTAAGATAGTTGATAGTGCATCCTGATCGCGTTTGCGAAGCTCTCTTTGAAAGAACGCCTGCAATTTAGCTTGCCGACTATCCGCATCTGTAATACTCTTATACCTCACCTGCGCCGCCTCCCATGCCTAACCAAGCTGCCATAGCTGGGTTACCATCATTTGCAGCCTCAGTCATGTTCTTTGCCGCCTGTGCTGCCGGTGCTGCTGCCTGCATAAGAGCCATTGCTTCCTGCGTCTGTTGCTGCTCTTGTAATGCCTGCTGTTCTTGCTCAATAAGCTTCTTAACATCATCGTCGCTACGTTGCATAGCAGCGGGAGCACCAAGCATTTCAAAGTATTTGGACAGTGTTCCTATAGGATCAACCTTCTTGAGCACTTCCGGCCAAGCCTGCGCCATCTGCAGCGTAGTAGCAAGAGCCTGTTCGATATTAACAAGTCCACTCATTTTCTGCGCTTGCGCCAACGGGGAAATATACTCAATTTTAATATCCTCATCGCTTATACGTTCCTGGATCTCAGGTGGTATCGGCGGGAATGCTCCAGACCTTTCGAGGATGTTGTATATCCTAACAATAATCGGCGTTAGGAACTCATCCTGTAACCGTTCGACTACAGGACCTAGCTGCTGCAACTTCTCCTGTGTGCGTTCCATAACCTCGCGTGCCGTCATTTGCCCGTTATCAACACTATCAAGCATCAAAAATAAATCTGCACTATAGTGCCTTTTGATTGCGTCCTCCGTGCGAATGATCTCCTGAGAAGCATGGTCAATATCTAAATTGACCTGGAACAGCGGCTGAACGAACTGCTGCGACTGGTCATCCACAGCTGTCATCCCGCCAGGAATAAGATTAATACCACCGTTGTTCAGCAGCGAAGCCGGTCCTTTCATTGGAGGTTTAACCCCAATCTCAATAGCTGTAAGCAAATCTTTTTTCATAGTCTGAAGTGCTTTACTATCGCCTTCAGCGAACCAACCTGGCCCTTTAGCGTACGGTTCAAGCCCGTTTACAAGATACCTTGCAACTGGTATGGCCCATTCTTCAAACCCCCCAACGTATAAGAATTCATTATCCTGCGACTTATCAAGCCAATACACAGACCTATAAGGCATATTCAACCTATCCATATATCCTGGCAGACGTTTGTCATTTGGTTCCACAAGCCAATTGACAGTATGCTTTTTATCAAGTCCAGTACCATTAGTTACTTGCTGCTGCAAATGTTGAGGCAGGCTTTCCTGTCCAAAACAATCAACTATCTGTGCTAATGACATTTCGTACTTACGAGCGAATGTCTGCACCTTGCCAAAGCCGTCTACACCAAGAGCATAAGTCCCAATAGTCATAGGTACACATCTAATACCCGTACTCGGGTCATAAAAAATTGCCATTGGGCATTGTCCAAATGGCAACTCAAGATACACCGAATGTATGCTATTGTAAAAATTACTCTTTGAAAGCACCGCAGATACTATTTCTTGCCTGATATCCAACACTCTCGTGGCTTCAATATCACCACTCATCGCACTATTGCTAAATCCTAATTTGAACCACTGGCGACTAGGAGGGGTTAAACCGCTCATTACGCCTGCAGCAAATACTTGTGCGGCCAACCATGCAACGCCCTGAGCAATTTCCAGATCACGTCTGCGGGCAGGATTAGTTTTATCTGCCGTATTATCGAATTCGCCTATAAACGGCAACTGATAATCTCTAATCGCTTTCCAACGAATTTCATAATCAAGTCTTTTTTCATAAAGATCTCTCATCTTTCTAATCAGTTTTCTTTTCTCTGGCCAGTGGCTTTTTAAAGACGGCCCATCTGCTGGGTGTGTTTCTGCCGGCGCTCGTGCTGCTATAGTTTCAATTTCTTTTTGCTTTAATTTAGCTTTAGCCATTTCAAAACCCCTAACCTAAAGTCTTTCTGCCAGTAGCGTTGCCTGCAATAGTATTGCGATCAGACGACACTTGAGTAGAAGCAAAACCACGCCTTTTATTTTTCTTTGCCGGATCTGTTTCTGTTCCTGTCTCTGTACTGGTTACCGTAGTAGGCGCCGGAGGCGTTTCAACAACTTCTGGCATTCTAATGCTACCGCCGCCAAATACTTTTTTAAAAATTCCCATACTATCACTCCTTAAAATATCGAATAATCTGTATTGCACATCATCTTACGGCCATACCCAGGATCACCAGGCTTCAATCTCGGATAAACAGGCCTTGCAAAAGTCAAAGCAAGGCCATCTGCAAGATCGGGGCTTTTACCTATCTTTTCCTTAATTTCTTCTTTAGGCTGCAAAATGATTTTGCCATGTTTACTAAACTTATACTCTACAATACTAAGCTCGCTTTTTAATTCCGGCATATCAGGTATAGCACCACCAGACTTGAGCCATTCAAGCATCTTAAAATACATCTCGGCACGGATATTTTCAAAACGCTGTTCATGCAGTGCATTGCCCTGAAAGTAGACCTCACTGATATTGTTGTAACCCAACTGCTTAATTCTATCTATAACTCCAGCACCCATGACTCCGGCGTCAATAAAAGTCATATCGGCCTTATATCTGATCATCGCATCAATAACTCTTGCCGCCATATCCATAGTGTCCAGGCCTTTGTAAACTAAAGGCTCATCTACCCACAGTCCCTGTCGCTTAAAAATAGTAGATCTGTCATCACCATATCTGGCTACATCAACACCAAGAATAACTGGAGCACCCTGCACATCTTTTTCTGTAAGCAGTCTGTGTGCTGCCGCCGTAACCAAATCAATAGGAATAACAACATTACTAGCCGATGCAGTAAAATCACAATAAAGCTCCTGACGTATTTCTATATCCGTCATATCTTCCATCATAGATTTAAGTTCTGCTTCGTCCAGTACACCGCTTTCATCAGCTCTATAAAGACAGGTAAACCATTCTTCGCTGCGTTGAGCTCTTTGGTAGATGTCATAAAACTGATTCTGTCCTTTAGGCGTTCCGATGAAATATGCGAACCCCTTACGATCAGCTAATGCCGGCCGTATTACTTCGCCCCATAATTCAGGCTTTATTTGAGCGTATTCATCAAGGACAACGCCGTCCCAGTAAGTACCGCGAAGGGCATCAGGCTTATCTGCGCCTATAATATATATCCTTGCCCCAACAGCATTTTTATGCTTCGACGGCAGTTCTATAAACAGATCGCTTTCATTAACCTTTCTTCCTGGAATTGCGCTTGTGTAATACTTCAAATAGTTCCAGGCAATCATCTTTGCTTGGTTCCTAAACGGTGCCACGTATGCGAACTGAGGACTTATAAGCGTATTCTTAATAGCGCTCTTACTCAATTCGTTTATCATCCCTACGGTCTTGCCATAACGTCTGTGCGCTACTATAACAGCGAAACGGTATTTATCAAGCGCAGGATGGATTATATCTTTCCAAAGAGGTCTTGGCTTGTATGGTATCGTTATTACTTTCAACCGTCATCACCAGCCCAGCGAAATGTTATAGGTTCTCCATCTTTACCGCTGACCTCACGTTTTTCAACAAACGCTGCTATTGATTTTCCGTATAGCTCAGATGCTTTAAGCCTATTATTCATACGCTCTTCTTTATCGTCTATCACTTCTAGCCAGAACTTCCTTAATTTGCTAAGTTCATCTATAATATCCTTCTGTTCATCTGCAATTTTTTCTTCAGTAACAGTTTGAAGCTCTGCTACCCTGTCAACAATGTGCGCCTTTGTTAACAGCCTTGACGCAGCCTGCCTAGCACTTTTCGCTGAATATCCTGCATCTATGGCTGCCTGCTCTTGCGTTTTACCACCTACAGCCATAAGCCGACAAAACTTCTCCTGCCTTGGATCTTTTAATGCAGCCATATCTCCTTCACCACCTTTGCAAATACAAAAGCACCTAACCGAAGTTAAGTGCCTTTGTATTAAGTTATATGCTAAATTTTGATGTATATTACCGTGTTTTCCCTGGCTTTTGCCTGTAAATTATTTATGTAGATTAAACAACTATTTACTACACCACACCACACTTGCCGCCCACGTTACCCCTATCACAAGATCAACTGGCCGTGCTGTTACATAGCCGTCTATAGCTTTTTCTACAGCCTGCCAATATATCTCTATCAAGGTTAGGGCTACTAAAAACATTAGTGTTTGCTTTAACATGTTAGTACCTCAATTAAATAAGCCGCTGTATTACCCCAACGGCAGGGCAGCAGCTGGAAGATTACCTGTCCAGCACACGCGCCTTTAAGCGTGGATAGGTGTTCCCCATCTATGCCAAACTACCCGTGGCAGGACTTGAACCTGCGACAAATGATTAAAAGTCAATCGCTCTTGCCATCTGAGCTACACGGGCAATGTCCAAGCGCTAAGCCTGAACGTTTCAGCAAGCTTGTTGTAAGCCTACTTACTTATAATACTATTTTAACTCATCAGAACAGGTAATTTGTCGGATACATTTTTAATTCTCAATAATTTTTTTTCGAGTGCTAAAACGACAGCATCGTTTAAAAACTCTTCGCGAAGCTCGTAGTAAGTATCTCTATTCATACCTTTTAGTCCAGCAATTACTCCTGGCGACTTATTATATTCATAACGCTGGGACATAACATCTCCTGCTGCTTGTTTCTCATGAACCTTATACGTCTCAGCTATTACTTCAAGCCATGCTTCAGGATTTATTACTATAGTTTGATAAGGACCTTGTCCCCACGAAATCATCTTGATCGGTTCAATATTCTTTAGTGCAGATGTTTCTGTTGGATTACTGATAAAAGCATGACCTCCACCCCCAGTATGCCCTTTCTTTGCAGTACGCTGCTCTCTTTCATCATCAACAGCTTTCTGAATATATTTCCTATTCAAAAAATACCACTCTGTATGCTTTCGTAACAGTTCTATTAGCATATCAGTCTCCTTCTAGCTTTGCTTTCTAAATCGCCTAAATAATGCTCCAAAAGGATTCATACTGTCTTCTACGAGTTGGTTCAAAATAGCCTCCTCAAACTCTCCGTGTTTATGCTCTTGTTCGCCCACAACAACCCAATATTCTTGCACCCATTCTCTCGTACCGTCTGCACTTTCAAGCAAATATAAGATACCTTTAGAATCTAATTTAACACCAAGTACTTTACGTTCTCCCTTAGGCAAATGTACATTATCACCTATATTAAACTTGCTTTCTATTGTTAATAACATTTGTATCGCCCTTCTTATCTGATAGATTTATTGTAAAAATACTGAACCTTCTTAAAGCTAATATAAACAAAAACGTTAATATCCAATGTTCATATACAAATTCAAATATCCATTTTATTAGATCAGGATAATTCATGTCTTCACTCCTTAATCATCACATATAGCTTGACCGTCCATAATAGCCCCACAGTTATAACAATAATGCTGTTCAGTAATATCCAACCCGCCACCAAATACATCTGTTGCGGCATATGCGTTGCAATTAGAACAGTAGTAAGCACCGCCCCCTTCCCAATGTCCGTGCTTACGTTCTTCTACAATAGGGGCTTTATCTATTAAACCTTGAAAAACGTTTAACGCATGAGCAAAACGAAAATCAGCCTTTGCATAAGCGTTTAACACTTCATTTGTTAGTTCCATACTTAAAGCATTTTTATCTATCAATTCCATATTATTCACCGTCCATTTTTGCGCCGCAGTTCGGGCAGTATTTTTTTACCTCACAAATAGATTCTGAAACATAATGACACTCAGAACACTCAACATGCCATGCTTTTTTAGTAATCCAATGCCCATGCTTGCGTTCTTCTACTGTAGGGGTTTCGTCTATTAAAAATTGAATAGTAGTGATTGCTGCCATTAAGCCGAAGCGCAACTCTTTCCGCCGACGCAGGGCGTCTGCATCTATTAGTCTCATAATCTATTCACCTACTATTTTTTATTTTTATATCATAAGTATTATTAACTATGTCCATATTATGATCATCATCCATGTATGCTTCTTCTATAACATCCTTAATTTCGTCCTCTGTAGCGTCATTTTCTACGTCTAGTTTGATCTCATACTCATTTTTTTCAATAACTGTTGCTATTACTGTTTTCATAATCTATTCACCGTCCTGTCTTTTTTTCATTGCTGCAAAGCCTAAATTCCATTCACTCGGAATAATTCGCTGTGTAAAAACGCAATACTTATTATTTACATCACCAAAGCAACATTTTTCGCAGGTTCTTCCAGCGCAATAATTTCTTATGATAATAGCCGCTTCTATGGCATCTGTATTTTTTTCTGATAAATCCTCTCTCAAATCTATAGAACTCCTTTCCGGTGGCGGTGATGGCGGTTTTTTAGGATCTAATTTAAAAATGTAGTGCATACATCTCACCGTCCTTTTTTATCCCCACAACTTTTTGGCTATTTCAACTTTTATTTTTAGCTCTTTAACATCTTTATTGGCATAAGCCAAGGAGTATGAATGGCTTCTTGGTATACTTCCGTCTTTCAATCCTTTATGATATTCAACAGCTTTTTCAAGTCTAGCTGAGAAATACTCTAGGCTTTCGGGCATTGCTAACGTTATTTCTTTTGTTTTGGTTTCCCAGTACTCAGCTTTGCTCTTTTGTTCAGCTGCCTTATCTGCAAGTTCTACAGCCTTTTCACACCGTTTCCAGTTCCTTTCAATTAAGGCACGATGTCGTTTTTCACTGTGATGTCCAACTTTTATTGGTTCCCCCAATGATAAAAATTCTTTACCTTCCTCTGCCGCTCTCCACTTATCATTGCTTTTCACTTGATTTTTTAGGGCAGCGTTGTTGTATCTTTCCGCCTTGCGTTCTGCGTAACTTTGCTCATCAGTTCGGACAATAGAATAAAAATATTTATCATCTTTTTGTAACACCAAGTTATAAACTTCGCATTCAACTTCTTTTCCGTATTTCGTCTCAAGCTGAATAATGTCACCTTTTTCATACTCTTCTTCGCATTCCGCCACCCATACATTTGGACAGTATTTCTTAAATTTATTCATATCGTCTTATCGTCCTCTCAATCTCATCAACTGCTTATATTAAAAGGCCGCCCCCTACGGGCTAATCACCTCCGCAGGGGTATACTTCCCTTTATGCTTGTATATAGTTAGTATGCGCGGCCGTTTTAACTTATCGCCAGATCTGCCACTCTACAGTAACCTCTGCCAACGCACAGCCGAGCTGCCATAAAAATCCAGCGGCAAAGATAAATAATAATGTGTATACTGTTTCACGCTTAGTCATTGTGCTTCAGTCCCTTCATGACTTATACTAATATCTTCCAAAGATCTCAAATTCTTGAAGTTTTGAATTGTCTCCCGTGCCTTCACGGCCCGTGTATCATCGGACCACATCAAGCAGCTCGGGCAAATATGCACCTCAAAATATCGACCTCTGTTTACGTGACTACCCGCCGTTGTATCCTTATGGCATATATCGCAATTCATAATCTCACCTCAAAATGGTTCTGACTTATTAGTGTTCAGCTTGTCAATATCTTCTGGCGTAGAGTAGTACCCTCTTGCAAGATTTTTTCTTATAACCGCTTCTTTGGCTTTGGCATAGATCACAAAAGCTTCAAAGTTATCATTCGTAAGTTGATAAATCAACGTGTTACAGCAAGCCTTAACGTCGATAATCTCCATCAGCAAAGCAAGTAATCTGCTTTCTGTCGGCATTTCTTTAAGCTCTATGTAAGCAGCTTCCACCTCAGCCAGTTCTTCTTTGATTTTTGCAATCTGTTCTTCCGGTGTTGCGTCCCTGAATTTATAACATGGTGTTGTTGCTTTAATTTTCATTATTTCATCTCCTTCATTGCCGCAAAGAATGTGATTGCCGCCATATACTCATCGTAATATTGCTCGTTAGGATTATTACCTTCACGTCCGTATACACTCTCTACACGAGTTTTAAATTCTTCTAGCGTACCACCTTTGTAGTTATTCCAGCATCCACACAGGACATTGTCGTCATCTACGCAATAAGTAGTTGTTCCTCGGCGACTGCCAATTCTAACAACTTGATAATATGTTTTGTCTAGGTCTGCACCGCTGAGGTTTGCATCGCGGAGGTTTGCACCGCGGAGGTTTGCACCGCGGAGGTTTGCACCGCGGAGGTCTGCACCGCTGAGGTATGCATCGCGGAGGTTTGCACCGCTGAGGTTTGCATCGCGGAGGTTTGCACCGCGGAGGTCTGCACCGCTGAGGTATGCATCGCTGAGGTTTGCATCGCTGAGGTTTGCATCGCGGAGGTCTGCACCGCGGAGGTTTGCACCGCTGAGGTATGCATCGCGGAGGTTTGCACCGCTGAGGTATGCATCGCTGAGGTCTGCATCGCGGAGGTCTGCACCGCGGAGGTTTGCACCGCTGAGGTATGCATCGCGG